TGGGGGGGGCACCGCGGCCGCGGAAGAAAAAACACACCCGCCGTATCAAAATGAAGATTATTTGGAAGCCGAGAGAGCAGTCTATCGCGGTAACAAACAATCTGAACATCTTGATCAATGCAGGGCATCCGATTGTAACCAAGCGAAATCGCCTTCGTCAGGATCGATATATGATTGTGACAGGGTTGTTTACGCACGAACTGGGACACGCTCTGTTTACGGATTTTTTGGCAAGTCAGACCTATACGAACTTCCTTGCTGCCTATAAGTGGTATCCTGCGCCGCCTGCTTTCAAAAGTAGTGCGGATGTGCGCAGGGAAAAATCGCTTTGGGAATATGCAAAGAGGGATCAAAGCAGTTTGGAGGCTTTACAGTATCTGGCGCATCATATTGGGAATATCATCGAAGACGGATATATTGAGAGCCGAATGCTGAATCAGTTTCCCGGTACGCTCGGCCAAAGCCTTGAATTCCTTAGAACACAGTTTTTTGAGGATCAGCCAACGGTCACGCAGCTTATCGAAGCAGAGGAGGATGAAGAACATCCCTCTCATATCTTTGAGAGCATTATGCAGATTATGCTCTGTTATGTAAAATTCGGCGAGATCAAGTATGGCGAGGAATCGCTCTCTGATGAGCGTATTCAGACTATATTCGATCTGATCCCTGAACTTGACAGCGCATTGCTCAATTCCAGCGGAAAGGAACGGTGGACAACGGTAAGTACTGTTCTTGTCCGTTGCTGGGATTACATCGAAAGTTACATTGACAGGATAAAAGAGCAGATAGAGGCTGAAAAGGCAGCCGGCAATGAAAGCTCTGCTTCCGGCGTGTTATCGAAACGGCTTGGCTCTATGACTGGCAGCTCAGAAGAAGGCAGCGGAGACAGTACTCCTGTTCCCGGTGCCGATTCAATAGCAGGAAAAGCATCAAACGCCGCAGGCCGTGCAGCGACAAAAGCACTTGCAGCAAATGGATCCTCGGAAGAACCCGAAGAAACCGAAGATTCTGAAGAAGGATCTACAGGTTCAGACGATTCTGAGTCTGAGGAGGATTCGGAGGAAGAAGGCGCTGGCAGTAGTCCGCAGGAAGACGAAGATACTGCTGATGGTTATGCAACGGGTAGTATCGGGGGCGGAAAGCAGGAAACGACTGACAAAGAAGGCGGAAGAATTCCGTATCATCAGACTGAAAGCGCTTATGCTCCCGAAGGTGGCGAGATCACTTATGATAAAGACTACCAACGGGAAAATTATGACCGCGCAGCTTCAGATATTGAGAGGCTGCTTGAAAAGATGGCAGAAAAAGAGGCTTGCAAGGACTTGGAAAATGAGAGGCTTCGTGAGCTGAATGAAGCTGCACAAAACATTTCCTATGGAGATATTCATTCCGGTGTTGCCATTCAAGTTCATCGGATCACGGATGTTGACAGGGACCTGGAAACCCAGTATGAGGAAATCTCCGCTCCCCTGCTTGCTATCTCCAAGAAATTGCAAAAAAGCGTCAAACAAGAACTGAAAGACTCTCAGCGAGGCGGAAAGCAGACCGGCCTCGTTATGGGCCGCCGTCTGGACGCGCACGCTCTGTGCAGAAATGACGGCAAGGTGTTCTATAAGAATGCTCTCCCTAACGATATACCGCAGCTTTCTGTTGCACTTTTGCTGGATGAGTCCGGATCGATGGCCTGCGGAGACCGAGCAACTTATGCAAGAGCCGCAGCCATTATCCTCTACGATTTCTGTCAGGAGCTGGACATCCCGATTATGGTATATGGTCATTCAACCGGTTACAGCACAGGCGTTGACCTGTACTCCTATGCTGAGTTTGAGAGCTTTGACCGTGATGATAAATACCGTATGATGGATATTTCAGCACGAGGAAGCAATCGCGACGGTGCTGCTCTGCGGTTTGTTGCGGAGCAACTCAGCAAACGCACAGAAGAGATTCGGCTGTTAATCCTGATATCGGATGGTCAGCCGGCAGACTGGGGTTACAGTGGTACTGCAGCTGAGGAAGATCTCCGAGGCATCAAGCAGGAATACCGCCGTAAAGGTCTGATTTTCGTTGCTGCTGCCATCGGCGACGATAAGGAAAACATTGAACGCATTTATGGAGATTCCTTTATGGACATCTCAGATTTGAATCAGCTGCCCGTTAAGTTGGCCGCTACTCTAAAGCGGTACATACGGGTATAACAAAATCATTATACACAACAGAATGGGCAGCCGAGAGATTTCTACGGTTGCCCTTTGCTGTGGGAGAGGAAGAAAATTATGCACTTTATTTCATTGGTAGCTGTAGAAATGCCCAAAATCAAAGAAAATCAGGCAGAGAACCAAGAAGTTGAAAAATGTCTGGAAGAATTACGAGAAGCCTATAAGCAGGATTCAAAAAATATCGTGCTTGAACTGCAAATCGAGAGACTGTCGGGGCTTACCACAGAGTTTGCCCGTGCTCTTGACCATAGTGTGTGCCAAATTATGAAACCATATGACGCAGGCACCGAAGATCCGAAATATCTGGAATTTGACGACCGGACGGAAGAATTGGAAGACGCATATTTTGACGGCAAAACGGACTGTATCCGATTGCCGAACGGCACGATTTTGGAAGCGACTTCCTATTATTTTTGGGATAGGTTCGTCATTTCAGACGGTAAAGTTTTTCAGCAATATGCGGGACCACTCCATCATATGAAACGCACAAAGAAAGCGAAGAAAATGACGGTGCTCCCGGATTATCCTCGTACAAAACTCTTTAAGACATTTGAGGAGTACGCTGAAGAACGAGGGGTGCCTTTTGATGAGCAGAAAGAGCGGTATGGTTACTGGTACAATCACAATGGAATGTGGGACTGGTATTCGATTGGCGGACGATGGGCAGATATGTTCCTTGTCAAAGATACCTGCACAGAATTTTCCCCTGGAGAGCGCAGTTGGTGTAATTCGGAAAAGGACTTCGTAGCCCCGGAAGGATACAGGTGGGTGTGCGCAGCCCGGAAGAAAGATATCGACTGGCAGAAAATGCGAGAATGGGAAACTCAAAAAAGAACCGAATGGTTTGAAAGGCTGCAGCGTATGGTTGCAGATAACAAACCAGAAGAACAATTCAGCGGTATCGTTGATGAAAAAGGAGTCCGCTATTATGGCGAGTATATCTACTATAAAGGTGAGTCATTGGAATCCTTTATGAAAAGAGAAGCTATGCCGAATGAGTGGAAATACCCAATATATATTCACGATATCGTTGATACAGATGACTGGCAGTCTAAAGATGATATACAGGTCGGCGCTGAACAACAAAAATCTTGGCATATGATACTTGACGAGTATATTGATTCGCTTAGCGATGATACGGTGCTTGTCGGCGTGGATTACCACATATAAGGAGGTCTTGAATATGATTATCAAACAACCAGGAGCAGAGTTCTTTTATGAGGATGTCTGCTATAAAATCGGCGACAGAATCGTTGGAACAGATGCCAGCGAGTATCAAGGATTCTTGGGGTCTATCATTGAAATCCGTGACGGTGAGGATAAAGAAACCGAAAATGAAACGCCGGATATCTATTGCTCGTTTGATGCCCCGGTTTTACCCTATGACATCGCAGAGCTGGAAAAGCGTTTTTCGGAACTTTATCAATGTAAAAAGACGATTGAGGATATTATTTTGGATGAAGTCATTATGGCGCCGGAAATGATTGAAACAATCGAACAGGCAGATAAACAACTGACAAAGCTCAATATCTACCTCGTGTCTGAGGATTGGGCAGTGGATGGTGAGTCCGACCATTCCGTGACGCCTTGCACAGACTATCATACAGCAAAACGAATATTGTGTGAGAAGCTGGCAAAGGAGCTGGATGCTGGGTGCATTCCACTGTGGAACGATAATGAATCTTTCAGAACCGAGGCAGGGAGCGATTATTACGAATGCTGGGTGGATGGTGAATACAGCGAAAGCCACTATGAAATCGCCTTGGTACAGGAAACACTCCTGATGTCTCCGCAGACTGTCGGGATAATTGGTCGCAGTTATATAGACCAATGCCGAGTTGAAGACTTTCAGTCTCACATCGAACAGCAGGACGAAATTTCTTCTCTTACGGAAGAGCAATACCATCGCCTCTGTACAGATCCGGATATTTCCGAACGCATACAGAAAGCGCTCGACAAGAACGATTCTTATTGGGAGCATTACTGGGATTGTGTTTCGGAAGTGGCCAAGGATCTTGTCCAGGAGTACCTGGAGGAAAATGAGGAGGCTGAGGAACAATGACATTCTTTGATTATTTACAGCTGCTGGGCGGTTTTGTCCTGGCGCTCGGGTATATCCCGCAGATCATACAAATTATCACGACGCATTCCTGCAGGGATCTGAATCTGAGGACCTACCTCGCAATGGTGCTTGGGATTGGACTAATGGAAGTCTATGCGATAAATCTTGTGCTGAATGAAAGCGGCTTGATGTTTTTGATAACAAACAGCGTATCGCTGTTGCTTGTGATTTTCATCTGCTTGCTGATTATAGCAATGAGAAAAGCCAAAACAGGCGCAGCAGAAAAAGAAGCTCTCTATGTCTCAAGATGGGATGACGGTTCGGTTATCATTACACCCTGCAAGGTGAATTCCAGAACAAAACGGATTTACGACATTCAGTCCTGTCCGTACAGCCCTAATGGCTGCCTGGAAGAAGAGAGCATTATTATCGGCGATGAGGAATATCCCGTGCAGCACGAAGATGTACGAAAGGATGACTATCATATCGCATAAAGGAGGTGTGAGCAATGCTTTGTACGAGCGAATCTATTCGGCCTCTTACCAGTATCGTATCCTATCCGGAACGCGGTGAAGGCGGAAACAACAAATATCGTGGGAATTGTTCTCCGAAACTGATCGAAGACTTGATCGGCTTTTTCAAGCCGTCTGAAATCTGTGATTATATGTGCGGCAGCGGTACGACAGGTGCTGCCGCCGCCAAATGCGGCATCAGCAGTAAGCTCTACGACCTGCACAGCGGGTTTGATCTGATGAATTCTGAAATACCTGACAGACCGGAATTTATTTTCTGGCATCCCCCGTACTGGGACATGTGCGCGTTGTTTCTGTACAACCGTCTCGGAAACGAGGAATAAAAACAGACAAGCCAAACAAGGCTTGAACTCTATGATGAAAATACGGGTGAAATTCCCGGACTGAGCAAAAACAGGTGTTCAAGGCTCTAAGTCTCCGATATGCGGTATTCCATTGCCGGAATACCGTATAAAGCTCGGCGAAGTCGCGTGAAAATAGCCTGAGACGGCAATAAGTAATGCGGGAGTCCATAAAACTACTATGTGTATAGAACCCTGAGGGTTGGAAAGAATCGTGGGAAGCAAGCTTCGTGAAGTAGGGTCATCCGAAATGAAGGGTGGCAGGCCTTATTAGGTTTTCAGTTGCGGCAAGGGCGTATGTTCTCCCTGTTGCTGTACATATTCCAATGAGAATATGTGCCTTTAGTCCTCCTGTTACGGACAAAAAGGTGGCTGACGGAGTAGACACGGACACTAAGGTAGTATGTAAGGATATATCATAGGGAACAACGGAAACTCAGGAGAGAATGATAGCGGATAATGCCGAAGATGATCTTTACCTATTCCCATCATTAAGTATTCCGATGTAATGTACCGGGCTTCAGATGTTCAAAACAGGTATGGATATAACCCCTGCCAGTTCGATTTGTCGCGCATCGCAGAGTGGGATGAGTTTGTCAAAGCAATGAACTATGCGATGATGAAACAGTTTTCTGCTCTCGAAAAAGGCGGCCGTATCGCCGTCCTGATGGGAGACATAAAGAAAAAAGGAAAGCTGTTCAGTATGCTGGCGGAAATTACAAAGCCGGGTACACTGGAGAACATCATTATCAAGGCACAACACAACTGCTTTTCGGATAACATACAGTACAGCGGAAAATTCATTCCGATTCTGCACGAATATGTGATGATTGTACGCAAAGACGATGCCCTTTTTTATCCGATTCTGTTTTCGGAAAAGCGGAAAGTGGATATTCGGGATATGCCGGGAGCCACTTGGAAAGATGTCGTTGCGTCTGTGCTGGAAAGCGCCGCAGGACCTGTAACGCTTTCCTGGCTTTATGAACAGATTGAGCCACACAAAAAAGCACAGAACAATCAGTGGTGGAAAGAAAAAATCCGGCAGACCTTGCAAATCCATCCGTCTCATTTTATGAGCAACGGACGAGGATTGTGGAGCCTTCGGACAAGCGCGCAGAGCGCATAGTTGATGAGATTAAGGGGTGTTGCTGCGGCGGCACCTCTTTTTCTATATATGTCAAAACGGGAAAGGAGCTGAGAGATATGGGATGGATATGCTTTTTTAGCGGTCTTATGTTCGGCGGATTCATTGGTGTTGTCGTGATGTGTGTATTACAGATAAACCGCACTAATCGTTTGGAAAAAGAATGATGAATTTGGGATGCGGATGAATATGAGTAAAGGTGGGATAATTTTCAGATTATAAGTGAATGCTCTTTTTTGCCCCGATGAATTGACTATACGGGAAAACTCTGCTATAATAATTATGATAGTTTCAAGGTTTCCAAGTGGAAATCCATAGTATTCAGGTTATTCAGAGTGTCATTTGCAATTTTGCAGATGGCACTTTTTTTGTTTTCCGGCCAATTTTTTGGGCATAAGCCAGCAGTCCTTAGGGGTTGCTGGCTTTTGTTATATATCAAGGCGGTAGCATACCGTCAATAACAGAAAGGAGCATTTCATATGCAAAAACAATGTGAAGACAACTTCTACACAACCTTCAGTTCTGCGTTAATGCTGCAGGACTACCATGACACTCAGGCGAAAAACAGCCGGTGGTATCGCTGCCAGGTCAACGAACTGCAGGTAGAGCCGCTGGACAGTAAATCACCCCTCTATAGTGATATTACGAAGTTCGCTGCCGGTGTCACGCAAGACGCTGTTACAGATACAGCGGAAAATCTGGGCATTGCCATACGGGTTGATGGGCAATACTATCCCGTTCGTATGACAGCCTATAAAAGCCTTTTGGACAGGGCAAAAATCGGCGGTACGGCACTGCCCAAACTCAGCCGAAAGGTGCTGGCAGAGGTTCTGAACGAATGCCTCCACTTATTTTCATCTGAGGCACTGCTTTTGATTCGCGATGAAAAGGTATCGGCAGTTCATTCCGGTGACTCATCGGATTACTCGGTTTTACCGATTAACGAGCTGCTTGCTGTGCTGACTAAGAAACTGGATGAGAGATTCCCGGGCAATGAATTTGAGTCTGGATACAGTGATCATTCCGTTTCCAGCGCTGCATGGATCCTGCCAAATCAGAGAGAAGAATTGATTGGCACCTATACCAAAATGCTCATAGCAGAGGGTAAATCAAAAATGGCGAGCAAGCTGATGCCGGGCATTCGGTTTACAACATCCGATACCGGTGTGGCGTCTGCTAAAGTGACCGCATTCTTGAGCGGTATGCGCTATCCGTTCCATATTGGAAGCTGCATTGCCGTGGATCATCGGCATCAGAAGAAAGTCGAGGATTTTGAGGCGGCTCTTGATCAGCTGTTCGCGCAATTTGGTGACACAGTGAAAAAACTGGAAAGCCTGATGGATATCACGCTGGAGTATCCGGTCAATGCGATGACTCGTATTTGCAAGAAACTCAGTCTGCCGAAAAAAGCAGCACTTGAAGCGATTGCAATGTTCGAGATGTCCTATGGCGGCGGAACGGCAACGGCGCACGATGTCTTTATGGCCCTTCAGGAGATTCCGTTCAGCTTGAAAGCGCAGAATACACCAGAAGGAAAGATGCTGGTCATAGAGGAAAATATGGCGCGCGTCTTGACATTACGGTGGAGCGATTATGATCTGGCAAAGGCGGTGAATTACTGATGGCAGCTCCTATTTTACTATGCGATACTGCTGGAATGGACAATGACCGCTGGCTTGAGTGCAGAATGCACGGACCGGATGGAAAGATTCCTTATACGGTCGGAGGCAGTGATGTAGCGGCTATTTTCGGACTCAGTCCGTGGACAACGCCGTTAGAACTGTGGATGATTAAAAAAGGAAGGATGAAACCTCCTGTCAAAGCAAATTCCAGTCAGCTTGAAATGGGGCATCTGTTAGAACCTATTGCGGCGTACTGGTATGCCAAAAGGAGCGGTAATACCGTTTATGAGGATACTGGTCTTTATCAGCACGCTGACCATCCCTATGCCCTGGCAAACTTCGACCGCAGGTTTATTCGCACAGAAGATAATGAACCTGGGATTTTGGAGTGCAAAAGCTGTACCTACCATAAGGCCGATGACTGGGCGGATGATGCCATTCCGATTTATTATGAACTTCAGCTGCGTTTCTACTTGGGCGTGGCAGATGTGAATATCGGCGCATTTTCAGCCCTATGGGGAAACAATCCGGACAATGACCTTGCGATTCCATCAATCGAAAGGGATCAGGCAAAAGAGGATTTGATTTTCGAGCGTTTAGATGAATGGATTTGGAGCTTGGAACATGATAAACCGCCTACGATGAGCACTGTCAAACCAAAGCTGGCTTTGGAATCGCTCGCGAGGATTTACGGCGCAAGCAGTCCGACCCTTCCTACCATTGAACTGCCTCGGAAATTGGAAAAGCAGGTCAAACGCATTGCTCTCCTGCAAGATCAGATTGCTGATCGGCGGGCAGAAATCAAAACTTATGAAAAGGAGATTGAGGCACATACTGTGCGAATTGCAGAATTGATGAAGGCTCACGAACATGGATTTCTTGAGACCACTACGGATAAATATCTCATTGATTTTGCCACTAAAACAAGCCACAGAACCGATACGAAAGCGCTCAAGGAGAAATATCCCGGAATCTATCAGGATGTTCAAAAAACCTCCGAGAGCCGCAAACTGACGGTTACAAAGGCGGTATAAGAAAGGATCGATATTGATGGAAACAAACATTTTTACAGACAACTGGGAAAGCCGGCTGGAGTCGCAGTTTCTTAAAAACAACCGATGCTGCAAGAAGGTGTATATCTGCTCGCCGCTCAGCGCAGAGACCGATGAGGAAATGCTTTCTAATATGCGGAACGCCAGAGCGTATATGTACTATGCAATGACGGTAATGGGCTATGCTGCAAGGGCGCCCCATGCGTATCTGCCAATGCTTTTGTGCGATAAGATTCCTTCAGAACGCGCAGCAGCTCTGACATTCGGGCTGCAGCTGTTGTCGGACAGCGATATGCTGTTTGTATGCGGCAGCCGCATCAGTCAGGGTATGCGTGGTGAAATTCTTCACGCAGTCTCCCTGAATATGTCGATTTATACCTTTGACGATGCAATGTATGTTATGGTGCAGAAACTCGTGACGCAGAACGGCGGCAATAAGTCATTGGTGAAATTCAAGCCAGAGCATTATATGCTCAGCTTTGATGCACCTTTGTCCCATATGCAGAATGCGGTGATGTTCAAATGAGAAAGTTTTATCAATCGGTGGATTTAAGATCCCGTAAGGCGATGACGGATTTTCTTGAGCATCACTTCCGATACCCTACAATGAACTTCTGGAACGGCTCATATTCGTATGCGTGCAATCTCAAAATTTACAAGCTTGGTTTAGATCAAGAGATTGCAGACAAACTGTACGAAATGCTGGATATCCCGGAGTTTTTTTATTTCCAAAGCGACCTGGTGAATGATTTTGCTCAAAAACACGATTATGTGTGGCAGGCAAGATTTAATGGTCGCAACGGAGGGTATTTGGTGCTCTACCAGGGGGATCGTGAACACTATTACCCCAATCGTGGAACGGATGATGACGCGGATTTCGAGGAATGGGAAATGTACGAACTGAGAGAGCGCGTCAAATTGGTTCAGGAATTTGATAAGCTGGCGGACGATATGGTTCGCACCGCTGTCAGGCTCACAAAAGAATATGTAGTCAGGGAAGAGGAATATTTTGTGCCACAAACACGGAAAGTCCTCATTCCCATTTTGTCAGAACAGTAGAAAGGAGCAAAGATTTTGATATGTCAATTTGAACGATTGATTTATCCGCAGAATGTCACGGTTGTGAAACCAGGCAGTTATATGATTGCCCTGTACCGCACCTGTGAAAAGGTTCATGACTTCGTTGGAAATGATGTCACTCAGATAAAAGCGGTGGGATACTGCTTGCCAACAGCTAACAATCTGCGCTATCAGCTCAATGGGCATTGGAGCAAAAACCCAAAGCACGGTGTCCAATTTGAAGTAGAGAGCTATAACGAGGTAATTTCACCAACGAAAGAAGGGATTATTGCCTACCTCTCCTCCGGCCAGATTAAAGGCATTGGACCCAAGATAGCTGAGAGAATATTCGAGGAGTTTGGTGTACAGACCCTTGAGGTGCTTGACAATGAACCCAAGAGGCTGCTCGCGATTCCCGGTATCAGCCAAAATAAACTGAAAAAGATCTGTGAGTCCTATCTCGCCAATCGAGGCGCTCGTGATGTGGTTGCCTTTTTGGTGCCCCACGGTATCACACCGAACAGAGCCGTCCAGTTTTATCAGCTTTATGGCAACGAAACGATGGATATCGTGAAAAATCATCCCTATAAACTCTGTGAGGTTCCGGGCATTGGGTTTCATACCGCCGATAAGATCGCAATGAGTATGGGATTTCAAAAACTCACTCCAGAGCGTGTGGATGAGGGACTTCTTTACACACTTCAGGAAGCAGAAGGAAAAGGAAATCTGTGTATGGAAAAGCACAGTTTCATCAAAGAAGCACTGAAGATTCTCGAAACACCGGAATTGACAGAAGATATGGCGGCAAACCGTGCGGCCAGACTGGTTTATTCCGGCAGGCTGGTCTGTTATAAGGACAGTGTATACCGTCCCGCAACAGCAGAGGCTGAGGAACAGCTGGCAAAGATGCTTCACCGCAAAACAAAGCAGCGTGTGCAGTTTGTATGCAATAACATTGAGCGAGCGCTGAATTCGGAAGAGAAAAAACTGGGTATCCGTTTGGATCCGGAACAGCGGAATGCAGTCTTGACAGCGCTCCAGTCCCCTATTTCCGTCATTACGGGCGGTCCCGGTACGGGTAAGACTTCGATTCAGAAAGCGATTCTTGATATTTATCGGAGCCAGTGCCCCGGGAATCAGGTCGTTTGCTGTGCTCCTACGGGCCGCGCAGCGAGGCGTATGGAACAATCAACAGGTTTTCCGGCATCAACGGTTCATAAGGCACTCGGCCTCTTCGCTGGAGAGGACGGAATGTTTGGAGAACCGGAGCCATTAGAAGCTGATTTGGTGCTGGTGGACGAGGTCTCTATGCTGGATATTTATTTGGCAAAACACATCCTGCAGGGCATGCCGAACAGATGTCAGGTGGTGTTTATCGGAGACTCAGATCAACTGCCATCTGTTGGTCCGGGAGCAGTGCTCAGTGAAATCATTAAGAGCGGTGTCATACCGGTTGTAAGGTTGGACAAGGTTCACAGGCAGAGCGCAGGCAGCAGAATTGCAACGAACGCAAAACTGATCCGCCACGGCAACCTGTCTATGGATTACGGTGATGATTTTCGGTTCGTGGATTCCAGTGAGCTTCCGAAATCTGCAGAGATTTTGGAACGCATTTATATGGAAGAAACAGCGAAGTTTGGCGTAGATAATGTAGCGTTACTATCGCCATACCGTCAGAAAACAGATACCGGTGTCAATGCACTGAATGAACGCATCCGATTACAAATCAACCCGCCTGATGCCGCCAAGAAAGAGGTTGTGCTGGGGAAACGCGCTTTCCGTGTTGGTGACAAGGTGATGCAGACCAAGAACCGTGAGGATATCAACAATGGTGATGTCGGGTACATTACCGAAATTTCCGGTTCCGGCAGTGAAACCGTTGTAAAGATTGATTTCGGAGATGGACGGATGGCTGAGTACGATATAACCGAGCTTGGCCTACTGGACCTTGGCTATGCGTCAACGATTCACAAATCGCAGGGTTCAGAGTATCAGTCGGTTATCATTAACCTGCAGTGTGCGCACGCGATCATGCTCGTAAGACCGCTTATTTATACAGCGATTACAAGAGCAAAAGAGCGAGTCATTATTGTGGGGGAACGCCGCGCCCTGTGTATTGCCATCAAGAAACAGGACACGGAAAAACGAGGAACTTTATTAGCACAACGGCTGATTGAATTCAGCGACAGAAAATAAGAAAGGAGCCGGTTATGGCAACATTATTAGAGAAGTATACCGATCTTCGGACGGGATTAGTAGAAAAGGTTATGAACGGAGTTTTACCGCTTGACAAGGTGCTTGTATATCAGGAGATCTTATATCGTATTGATGTCCTGGAGTCTTGCCAGCTTTTTGTGAAAACAGCGCCTGTTACAACTGATACCAAGGTGCTTGCTTATCATTATCAGATGTGGGATGTGTATATCTACCATATGCTGACCGATCACAAGTTTGGACAGCCGGCAGATGAAAAGCAAAAGCAGGTGCGGGAAACAGCAGCAAACAGTTTATTACAGGTTGTGAATAACTGTAGGAAACAGTTCAGCAGCTTTAAGCCCAACACAGCGGAACTTTATAAACAAAGTATCAATACCTTGATTACGACCGTGCTTCCCGCATGGGTACAGTATCGGGAAACCTATATCAGTCTGAAGGAGGAACAAAAATGAGTTTGAACTCGAATGAACAAAGCAAGATGTTGGCTTTGAAACAACTTAATACTATCAACAATGTGGAGGGATTTGACCCGGAGGCATTTGCTGTGGAATTTACTGATCTTTCGACCGGTGAAAAAATGAAGCGGTTGCCGGTGGTCATTCAAATGGCCTGGTTCCGGCTGGTATATCCGCAGGGGAAAATTGCTGTTCAGGTATCCAGCGGAAAAGATTGTTTTGTTGCGTCTGCTCGTGTCTATGCCAACTATCAGGATCCGGTGGAGTGCTATTTGGCGGAAGCCACAGCATCAAGAGGTGTATCGACAACAAAGCCGTCAGTCTCTCCCAGGGAATGGGCGCAGACAGCGGCTATTGGGATCGCACTTAGAAATGCTGGGTTCGGATTACAGTTTGCGATTGCCGGCGAAGAAGTAGAAAATATTCCTTCGGAACTTCCGGCGGAAATACAACCGGCAGCTACCGTAGTGCCGACAAGCACAGCTGAAGCGGTATCAGAACCGGCGCCTGATAATCCTCCCGAAGAAGAAGAGTATGAGACAGTTCCTGCCGAGCTGTCCTATGACGACAAACTGAAACTCGCGATGCAGACACCGTGTCCCATCAAGAAATACAGTGGAAAAACTTTGGGAGATTTGATTACGATTGATCCGAAGGCGTTGAACTGGGTTGCAACTAAGTTTACAGGAGCGCCCGAAATCACTGAGGCGGCAAAACTGATATGTGAGGATGCCGTACAGAAAACATCAGCTTGATGTTCATAAAATTAGGGAGACGGATAATCCGTCCCCCGGAAAGGAGGCTGTATGGATATTTTTCATATGTCAGATATCATTCCGCTGCTTGGATTGCCATATCCGCCATACGGCAGATCTGCATATAACATTTCCTGTCCGTGTTGCGATGATAATCCGCGAAAAAAACATCTGAATATCAATCTGAAAAAAGATGTGTTTAGATGTCCGCGCTGCGGATTCTGCGGCGGTGTGTTCGATTTGTATTCTCATTACACCGGCATACCGCGTAATGAAGTTCGGGATGCTCTGATTGCGAGATTGAATGTGCAGGGCGAAGTAAAAAAACCTCGGCATCAGATTGTTGTCAAAGAGGTTCCTGATTGTCCGCTTACTGATGTGGACAGCAGGCATGAAACCTATCAAACATTGCTCTCGAAATTATCGCTGGCCTCTGATCATCGGCAGAATTTACACGATAGAGGGTTATCTGATGAGATGATTGAGCGGCTTGGATATAAAACGACACCGGTTATCGGAATGAAAGCGCTTGCAAAACAGTTGATGAATGAAGGACTTTATCTTGCTGGTGTTCCTGGATTTTATAAGACGGATAGCGGCGAATGGTCGTTCATAAATGAAAAGCGTGGGATTTTGATACCGGTTCGGGAAGAACATGGCTCAATTCAAGGTCTTCAGATACGACGGGATAATGTGACTCGTCGAAAATTTCGCTGGGTTTCCAGTGTGGGAAAAAACGACGGCTGCGGCGCTGAAGCTTGGGCACATCTTGCCGGACCGCCGAGGCAAACCATTTTGCTTACGGAAGGTCCGATGAAAGCGGATGTCATTCATAATCTGACAGGTCAAACCGTAGTCGCAGTGCCGGGCGTTAGTTCTCTTACACACTTAGAGCGAATGCTTACTTATTTGCGAGAAATGGGGACAACAAAAATAATGACCGCATTTGATATGGATTTTCTCAGTAATCCAAATGTTCAAAACGGTTATAACAACCTTGTGGGAATGCTCAGCAGCATGGGATTTGTGTATGGAACCTATCTCTGGGATCCGCAATATAAGGGACTTGATGATTATATCTGGAAATATCTCATCCAGTCATCAATCTCACAGTAAACCAAAGGCGGGCGGAAGTTGCAACTTTCTGCCCGTTTTTTTATGCGCATTTCAAAGAAAATGAGTATTTGATGTTGCGAATGCGGATAAACATCCGTGTAATAAGATAAAATATAAACTCAGGAGGTATCTCAAAATGATTATTGCAATTGATCACGGCAATTACGCCATAAAAACCCTCAACCATTCTTTTGTTGCGGGACTTTCCGAGCATACAGTAAAACCGCCGATGACTGATGAAATAATGGAATACGACGGAAGATTTTGGACGCTTACCGGCAACCGACTCTCCTATATGCGCGATAAGACACAGGATGAGCGGTACTTTATTCTTACCCTGTTTGCGATTGCCAAAGAACTGGAAAGCGTCGGACGGCTGTCTGCTTTTGAAACCATTGACCTTGCGGTTGGTCTTCCGCCGGAACATTACGGCATACTGAAGAACAAGTTTGCTCAGTATTTCAAGCGGACCGGCACGGTCAATTTTGTTTACAAAGATAATCCTGTCAGCATTATTATCCGCAATGTATGCGTTTATCCTCAGGCATATGCAGCAGTTGTACCGTATGCTGGGAAACTCCTCAGCACGCTGATGATGTTTGTCGTAGATATCGGAGGATACACTACGGATGTGTTGCTTCTCAGAAATGGCAAACCGGATTTACAGTTTTGCCGCAGCTTGGAGCTGGGCGTCATCACAATGAACAATGATATCATTCGCAGGGTTGGTGCATTACACGATATGAAGATCGAGGACGAGCATATCAGTGCTGTGCTGCGTGGTGAAGAAACATTTTTGCCGGAGGATGTGATACAAACAATTACGAAAGCTACAGAGACACATACCAGAGATATCCTGCATAAGCTTCGCGAGCTGCAGGTAGATCTAAGAGCAAATCCGGCAATGTTTATCGGAGGCGGTTCTATTCTTTTTGAAGATTATATCAAGGCGTCCAACCTTGTTAGCAAAGCGGATTTCATTGAAGATCCCAAAGCGAATGCCATAGGATATCAGATGCTTGCCTCCAAACAGTTAGGTTATCGCCCGACAGCATAACAGGGAGGCCGATAGCGTGAAGAAGGATGGTAAGTATAGATATACCTTGGGATTTGGTGATTCGTCAGAGAAAAACCATATGGTCGGCGAATTTTTGGAAAAGATAGGAAATAAGAAAAGCGCTATTATTGTTGAAGCTGTAGCGCAGTACCTTGAATCACATCCGGAAATCAATATGGATTGCAGAAGAATTCAAGTAAAGATTAAGCCGGATATTTCTTGGGCTGAGTTAGAAGAAAAAATCCGCAGTATTATAGACGAGAAAATATCAGTCGCACAGGCCAGTGGCGGCTTGGAGAACACTGGTAGCCAGCCTATAATTGCAGATGCGGATATAGACGAGATGCTACACAATCTGGACTTATTTGATTAGTAAGCAAGAAGGGGTTCTCCGAGGGTGAGGACCCCTTCTCCCTTTCATTTTCAAACATTTCTTATACAATTCCACTTATACTGCGTGTTTTGGAATTTTGCTTTCTTCAAACTGTGTTGATGATGGAATAAAATTGAGATATAAGGAGTGTATGAATTTGGAGTACAAAAAGCTGGGTGCTAATGTGAGAAAGTACCGTAAAATTGCAGGACTCACACAGGAAGAGCTTGCAGAAATCATAGGTTGTTCCAATAGCCATATCGGGCAAATTGAAAATGGACGAGGTGTTCCGAGTTTGGATACGATGGTCAAAATAGCAAATGCTTTGGGTGTGATGATTGACCAGTTCGTTGTAGCAGATTCGGAACATCCAGAGCTTATTTATTTGCACGAGATCAGTGCAAAGATAAAGAGCTACCCACTGAATAAGCGTATCCTTGCGTGTGAAATGATAGAAAACCTTTTGAAGGTCATTGACAATTCGGATCAAAAGTAGACAAGGAGAACTGAAAATGACAGAATATCATTAACTGCATCAGTAGCAGAAAAGACAAAAAAACGAAGACAAATACATAAGATAAATTACAACGACCTTATTGAGGTGGTTGTTCTATTTTGCGCTTTTAAGCGGTTACAGTATGCCTTTGTGTGCTGTGACCGCTTTTTTATATTCACTTTGAGAGGGGGTGATTCCCATGATTGTTTAATGCTATGTACAGGAGAGGCATCACGGTCACTAATAATCATAGCGTGCCGTTTCGGCATTTTGCCATATATACCTTCCTTCCACCGCCGCAGCGGCGCGTCTGGAAGGGGGTTAAAAAGGTGTCGAAGGACACGGTTCGGGATGAACTGCGTGCAAGATTCACTGTCTACATATCGCAGGTTATCATCCACGCAAAACTGGATTATATCCGACAGCTTAAGCGAAGGGCGCAGGAAATCTATCTGGAGGATTTGGAAATGGAACCTTCTGTAGATTTTGAAGAGCAGTATGTACAAGCATACAGCAACAGGCAGTCCTTTGAGTTTGAGGAAGAGAAGCTGGCAAACACTTTTTCGTCTCTCCCATTGATGCGGCAGAGAGTGCTGGAAATGCTGTTTATTGAAGAATTGTCTGCTATCGAGATTGCTCAGAAAATGAACTGTTCCGTTAAGTATGTATATGACCAAAAATATTTGGCTCTGCAGAAACTTCGGAAAAGTTTGGGAGGTGAAACAGATGACCAAAAGTGAGTTTGCTGAAATTCTGACTCGTGCAACAGAGGGCGACCACACAGCGCTGGGTAGAATCTTTGAGCTTTATATGCCGCTCATCGATAAACACAGCGTTGTAGGCGGCAGATTTGACGAAGACTGCAAGCAATACATTATGTTTCAGATAGTGCTGCAGATTACTCGCTTCAAGATTTAAGACTTTCATAAGAGTACGCCGGCTTTCTGGTAGAGTCGGCGTGCTTTTATAAAAATCTTAAATCATCTGCGAAATCCGATGTCCCCTATTCGCTTTTATTTAACGAAGGCATCCTTCTGCACCTTGAAAACTGAATAGCAAACCTCGGTACATCCCCTGATGATGAGCGGCTATCCCTTTGTGTGGCGAACAAAGTCAAGAGCACTGATATGCAGGCAGCCCCCGCATAACGCGATGAGGCATCAGGGATAATAATGGTACTTCCGTAATTCGCGGCTCGGCCACAATGAAGGCGGAGAGATGAGATTTCTATGGACCCAGTAGCTATGGGCGCCGAGTTAGGCATTATATGATATTGCTATCGCTTGAATAGAACTGGTCTATTTTGGCAATAATTTTAGAGAAACCGTAAGGGAAAGGAGTGTTTTTATGGGCACGAACATTAACCGCGAAAGTTTGAATGAAATGCAACAGGTAGACATTCGGACTGTAGATAAATCGGCATTGATTGATCTAAATAGCGTAAAAATTGACGAATCGCTTCCCATACCGGAGAGAGTTGCTTCATTTGTCAGCCAAATCGGAAACCCCTATTGTTTTCGAGTAGGCGATGTGGCTGTAAAAGTGGTATATAAGACGGGCGGTCCGACATTTCAACAAAACATGGAGGAAATTTTACGCACGATTTGATTCTGGGAATGTATGGAATATGGCAAAGCAGGTAGAAAATCCGGCTTGAATGTGCTACAATACGGGTGGACTAAATTTGCATACTCACCCAGAAGCAGTGGTTTGTGGCGAACTAATTGCTAAAGGAGTGAGTATATATGATCAATCAGAAGGTGCAGCAGTATAATGCTGCTGTTTATCTGAGACTATCCAAAGAGGATATGGACTCTGCTCAGAAGGCGGAGAGCAATAGCATTGTAAATCAAAAACAGCTTATTTTGGGCTTTTTACAGGATAAGCCTGATATTAAGGTTGTATCTATAAGAATAGACGATGGATATACTGGGACGAATTTTGACCGCCCGCAGTTTCAGCTGATGATGGATGACATCAAGGCTGGGCTCATTAACTGTGTGGTGGTCAAGGATTTGTCCCGTTTTGGGCGTGAGTACATTAACGCCGGAAAGTATATTGATCGTCTATTTCTTTATAATGGCATAAGGCTGATTGCAATCAATGATGGGATTGATACCATCACAAGGACACAGTCTGACGAACTGAATATTACCCTGAAGAATTTGATCAATGACAGCTACTGTCGTGATATGTCAATTAAAGTGCGCAGCCATCTACAGGTCAAAAGGAAGAATGGCGAATATATCGGCGCCTTTACCCCCTTCGGCTATCGTAAAGCGGAAAATGATCACAATCAGCTGGAGATTGACGATTATGCTGCATCTGTCGTAGAGGATATATTCCGATGGAAATTGGAAGGTATGAGTCAGGATGGTATTGCAAAAAGGCTGACGGCAGATGGCGTTCTTTCTCCGATGGAATATAAGAAGAGCCAGGGAGAGCGGTTCAAAACCGGTTTTGAGACAGGAAAACAGACACAGTGGACATCGGTTGCTGTTCGCAGGATATTGACAAATCCAGTGTATATCGGCACCTTGATCCAAGGAATCCGCACAAAGCCAAATTATAAAATCAATACGGTTATTGTGAATGATGAGGACAAATGGGTTAAGGTTGAGAATGCCCACAAACCGATTGTATCAGAGCGGATTTTTAATCTTGTGCAAAGGCTTTTGCTGCTGGACACACGAACTTCACCTAAGGAAAGAGTTGTGCATCCATTGGCCGGGCTGGTTATTTGCGGAGATTGTAAAGGTCCGATGGTTAAGACCTCGACCAGTTCTGGTGGCAAAAAGTATTGCTACTATATTTGTGATACTAACAAAAAGCACAAAGGCTGTACCAGCAGTCATAGAATTTCCGAAAGCGATTTGGAGCAAACTGTCTTGCTTCTTCTCAGAGAGCATATCCGTATGGTATGTGAGTTAGATTCTTGCTTAGAAGTAATCCGAAAGGTTCCGTTCCAAAAGATAAAGCTAAAGAAAGTTCAGGAACGGCAATTGAAGATAGAGGAAGAGTTGGAGCGGTATCGCAGGCTCAAGCTTTCACTCTACGAGGATATGAAAGACGGTCTCATCTCGAAAGAAGACTATATGGATATCAAAGCGCAGTATGATGAGCGTATTGCCTCTCAGAAACAGGCATATGATCAGGCACAAAAGGAAATTGATATGTACTTGGACGACAACTCCAAGCCGCATCAGTGGATACAGGATTTTATGGAGCATCGCAATATAACAGAACTTACGCGGATGGTAGCTGTTGAGTGTATTGATGAAATTGCAATCTATGAGGATCGAAAGATCGAGGTTTCATTCACTCATTGGCAGGACTACTCGGCATTATCTGAACAAGTGCGTGAGTATTATCAGGAAAATCATAAGGAGGTTGTATAATGGCACGAAAAAGTAGGAAAGCAGTTAATCAAGTAATATTGCCAGCAGCACCTTCTGAAAAGATATATCGCGCCGGTCTTTATGCTCGAATCTCAGTAGAAACAGAGAGAAAGCGCGAGGCAGATACGATTGGCAATCAAATTCAACTGTTGAAGGACTTTTCCAGCGAAAATTTAGATATTGATGTCGTGGACATTTATGTGGACGATGACATTTCGGGTACAGATTTTGTCCGTCCAGAGTTTTCAAGAATGATGAATGATATTCGAGATGGAAAGATAGACTGCGTGATAGTTAAGGACCTTTCCAGGCTTGGGCGAAACCTGATTGAAACCGGCGAATATATTGAAATGGTGTTTCCTGTCCTTGGTGTTCGCTTTATTGCAATTACAGACAGATTCGATTCAAAGACGATGCAGGTTGATATCGGCGTACAAATCAAAAATATGACGAATGAAATGTATGCAAAAGACGCCTCTCAAAAAATCTGTTCCGTAATGCGATCAATTCAAGAACAAGGGAAATTTGCAGGCAGCAGGGCGCCTTATGGTTATGTAAGAGATCCACGGGATAAGCATATGCTGTTAGCCGATGATGAGACCGCACCGATTGTCAGGGAAATGTTTGAAATGGTTGCAGATGGTGCTACATTGCATTATGTTGCGACCACTTTGAACGAGCGAGGTGTTGCTTCGCCAGGCAGGCGTTTGTACGAAACCGGCGTTTCAAAAAAAGATAAGTATAAGAATTCCATGTGGTATATGCAGACCGTTCGCAGGATCTTACAGGATAGAATATATCTTGGCTGGATGGTTAGTGGCAAGTATGCTTCTGAATTCTATATTACCGGTCAAAAAGGAAGTAAAGCCGTACCGCCGGAAGAATGGATTATCACAAAAGGCACTCACGAACCTATTGTGACAGAGGAATTATTTAATCGGGTCCAGGAGTATTTTGCAAAAAATAAGGAAGAGCACGCTCTGGCTACGAAGTATGATCACAAAAGTAAGCGTGAGAGTATGTTCCGGGGGCATTTGTTCTGTGGTGAATGCGGAAAAGCTATGCACATCCGCCGGAAAATAAATCACGGGAGAGAAAGTTACTGGTATTGCTGTATGATTCATGAACACTACAACAGCCAATATTGCAGCAAGAAGGCTGTTAAAAGTGAGCAGCTGGAATCAATGGTTCACACACTGATCCAAAATCAGATGGCTCTGTACTTAGATGCCAAAAGTATCATTGCGGAGCTCAACAAGAAAAATACCAGCCAAGTCCGCTATAAAGTGTACAAAGAACAGATTAACAACCTACAGCGACAGATTGACCGCTATATGGAACTGAAAGCGGCTTTATACGAAGATTATGCGGAAGGCACGATTACCGCAGAAGACTATGTGGCTATGGGACAAGAATATGCACAAAAAGCTGATGAATTGCGGATTTTCCTATCGGAAATAAAAAAAGAATCCCGCAAATATGATCCGGAATATATGGGCGGCGAACATTGGGCAAAGCTTGTTGCCGACTTTAAGGATCAAAAAACTTTGGACAGAAAGATGGTCGAAGCATTTGTAAACAAACTGACGCTCTATAACGATGGCCGAGCGGAAATTGAATTCAATTTCCGCGATGAATTGGAAGAAGTTTTGCTTTGGGCAGCAATGCGAAAAAAGGAGGTGAACAAATATGCCGGATAAGACGCTCGCATTCTATATCCGTCTGTCAATGGAAGACGGAGACCTAAAAGGCTCGGCGGATAAAAAGGAAAGTAATAGTATTACCAACCAAAGAAAATTGTTGATGAACTATTATGAGAGCCATCCGGATCTAAAGAAATACCGGATTATTGAGTTTTGTGATGATGGTTTCAGCGGCACAAACTTTGATCGCCCGCAATTCACAAGAATGATTGAAATGCTGCGTAACCGAGAAATTGATGCGGTTATGGTAAAAGACCTTTCACGATTCGGACGAGACCATTTAGAGGTAGGCGGGTACTTGGAATTATTATTTCCCCTATTCGGAACACGCTTTATTTCCGTCAATGATAATTTCGATACGAACGATTATGTCGGGACAACAGGCGGTCTGGAACTGGCAATCCGAAACCTCGTCAATGGAATGTATAGTAAGGATCTTTCGCTGAAAATACGAAGTGCAAATCAGGCTCGGAGAAAGCAGGGATTTTATCATTCCTGCGGTCACGCCTTTTATGGCTATCAGCTTGATCCTAAAGATAAGCGCAAACTTATTGTGGACGAGAATGTCCGTGAGGTCGTAGTCAAAATATTTGACTTGTGTATTGAAGGACGCAGTACTAAGGACATTGCACAATATTTGAATGACAAAAATATTCTATCGCCGCGACAGTACAAGCTACAAAATGGAATGTTTTATAACGGCAGAGTGGTTGATAATGAGAGTATTTGGCTGGCTTCCACGATCCGAAAAATGCTCAATGATGGAAGATATACAGGCAAGATGATTTCTAACACACGAGAGATGGTAGGAATACGAAGCAATAACAGCCGTGTGCTTCCGCGTGAACAGTGGATAGTTGTAGAAAACACCCACGAGGCCATTATTTCAGAGGAAAAGTTTCAAGCCGCTGCCGCTTCGTTGGCTTCTCGAATCAAAACAGTCAATATGAATACTTCCGGTAACAGAGCTGGCAATTTATTTGTTTGCGGCTATTGTGGAAGGAAGCTGCAGAAAGCACCTGCGATTGATACACACCTGTTTTGTTTGAAGGCATCCAGTCAAAACCAAGCGGAATGTGCCGCTATCCACGAAAGTCTGGAAGTACTCCAGGACAAGACGCTGAGTGTTGTGCAGGCAATCGCACGAATTCTGCTGGACAAGTCCAAGTTTGTGAAAAAATATGATGTCACAGAACAGGCGCAGCTTGAAAGACTGATCGCAGATATGGAACGAAGGCGCAGGCAAATTGCGAATGGGAAAAGCTCTCTATATGAGGAGTATCGGAATGGGCATATAAGCAGAGAACGCTTCATCAAAATTCAGTCTGATAACAAAGCTGAAGACGAAAGGCTTCAACAGAAGATCGCAGAAAAGAATGTGGTATTAAATGAGTGTATTCAAAAACAAAAAGCTCTTGCCCTCGCAGGGCGGGATGCGGAACAGATTCAGGCTTTGACTGAGTATCGCCCTGAGGTTATAAGCCGACTGATAGATAAAGTACGAGTATTTGAAAGTGGGCGAATTGAGATTGGACTAAAAAGCAAGTATCTAACAGATATAATAGGAGAATGTATTCCGGAGCTTGCTTCGTAATATAGAAAAAAGAATTCCTGCCGAATTTCGACAGGAAAATAAAAAAATCTTTTAGGGTATACTTGACACAAGCAGAGGGCCTCGTCCTGGGCCTGGCGGCCAAGATGTTCACCATCGCCGGGCCGGTGCTGGTGTACGGCATCACCACGTCCATCGCGTATGGGCTGATCCTGTATATTTTGTCGTTGTTTTAGGAGGGACCGTCATGCCGGAAAGAAAAGGCCAGTTCACCGTTACTCTGTCCAGCCGCCCTACCATTCTGGGCTATGCCTCCGTGGTGGGAAAAAAGGAGGGCGAGGGGCCGTTGGGCCGCTATTTTGACTATATATTTGAGGACACGACTCTGGGGGAGAAGACCTGGGAAAAGGCGGAGAGCGCGCTGCAGCGGGAGGCGTTCACCCGCGCACTGGACAAGGCGGGGATGTCCCCCTCCCAGGTCAATTATCTGTTCGCGGGCGATCTGCTGAACCAGAACGTCGCCTCCACCTTCGGGCTGCGGGAATACAATGTCCCGCTGTTCGGCCAGTTCGGGGCCTGCTCCACCATGGCGCAGACGCTCGGCATGTCGGCCATCTTTGTGGACAGCGGGGCGGCGGATGTCTGCTGCGCCGTGACCTCCTCCCACTTCTGTTCGGCAGAGCGGCAGTTCCGCTTCCCGCTGGAATATGGCGGGCAGCGCCCCCCTCCATCCCAGCGGACGGCCCCGGCCTCCGGCGCCCCGGGGGGGGGGG